CCAACACAGAATACAAACACCAATATGAATAGTAGTATCTTTTTATACATTTTAGTCCTTAATCATTCTTCCTTTATATTTTATATTTCCGTTAGAGTCAATTTTTGCTACTGTAAACCCTTTAGAATTTTTGATAATAACTCCATCTACTCCGTCACTATCACTTAAAACAAATGTTTTAGTTGGTCTAAAACTTGAACCCATTATAGTCATTTATGCTGTCTCCATAATTCTTATATCACTTGTACCACTTTCTGTTATCCCATATAATGCAAAGCCAACTTCACAATCAAATGAAATGTCTTGTCCTGGTAATATTGGATAACCCTTAATTGCTGTTACAGTTGAAGCACCAAGATAAACAGTATTTGAACCATTGTTATAAATTAACATTGCCCTTCTACTTGTTAGATTTGTTGTTGGTATTAATGTTGCAGTGTTTGCTACTGTGACTGATTGAGATTTAAGTGTATGAATTGAATTTTTATATGGTGTACTCATTTTTTAGCTCCCAATTTAATTAATAATTTTACTCTTTCTTTTTCAAATTTTGGAATCTTATCTACTGCTAACTTTTTTAAGATTTCTACTTGTTCTTTTTTATTAAGTTTATATAATTCTTCTTCTGTGTATTTTGATTCAATTACTTCTTCTACTACTTCTCCACCTTCTTTCTTTACTAAACTAATAAACTCATCTTTTATTAATTCACCATTTTGAAAGGTGTACCAAATACAGTCCTGATGATTAATCATTTTCTTTACACTGATTGTTTTTCCTTTTAATTTATGCATCTTTGCCTCCTAATTTAAAAAAATAAAAAAATTACTCAAATATCATCCTACTTATTTTTTCATATACAATATAGATTTCTCTTGTAATTGATGTTGCTAATTGTTGAACGCCAATATAAGGTATTAAGTCTATATCATTAGTCAAAGCTGTGCTAACTGCAACCTTTACATTGTCTATAAAAAAATGAGCTTTTCTATCGCTGTCTATTTCAATTCTTAAATTATAGTTTGTTGCGGCTGCTACTGTTACACCACTATCAACTGTTACATCTGTATCAGCTATTGAATAAACTATTTTCCAAGTTGTATCTGTATCATCAGTACTAAACCTAAAATATACTTTGTCATCATCTGTTGCAACTGTTGGAGAATTTGTAAGTTTTAAACCAGCCCAATATAATACAGTTGTTACTGCTGCTCCTGTTCTTACACTTGCTTCCCAAATTACTTCGTTTTCTGTTCCCCACTTACAACCTGTCCAAGAACTTAGACCTGTATCAAGATGTGGTAATAGAATAGTTGAGTCATTATCTGCTCCGTGAGTTTGTAATTCTAATGCTGCGATTGTTGTAGAACGAGTTACATCTCCTGCCACAGCGTTAGTTCCTAAAAGTTCAAAACTAACATTATTAGTATAAGCTGTATTTGTATTTAATACTGGTAATTTTTCAAAATATTCTTCTAAAATATATTTACTTGGAGTCTTTCTAAAGTTTCCAGTGACTGTTAAATTTTTCTTAATGTCCCAATCTCTATTTTCTAATTGACTTATTCCATTTGCCATTTTTAATCCTCCTTCCTGTTAATTAAATCAGGGTAAAAAAAAAGGTAAAATTAATTACCTATTACGGTTATAACCCAAGTTTCAGTACCTGAAGTATGACCTGCTGTTGTAATTACATTTGTTGCAAGTGTTACATCTAAAAGTGTTGCTTCTGTTCCACTAACTACAGCAAAACACATTCTGATTGTTTTAAAATCGCTTAATGTAATTGTATCGTCTGTTGCGGTAACTGCTGCAGTAAAACATCTAATTTTTACATCACCATCTATGCTACCATAATCTGTTGGAGTTATTGCACCCATTTTTCATATCCCCCTATTTTAACTCATACCTCATTACTGAGGTTGCTTCGAAAGTCATTACAAATGTTCCATACCATTTAATAAAGTATTTATTTGAATCATTTGTTTTTGATAATTCTTCATAAGTATAGTCTTGTAAAACTGCTAAGTACAAGAATCTTGTATCCATATAGATAATTCTTCTTGCTGCTGCAGTTGTTGGCATATACCTATCTTTTATGAATAATGCTCCTTCATAATAGAATGCGCCTGGTATTCCAAAGTTCATATTTTCTGGAATTGGTCCATTATATCTTAGGTAATCTTCTAATAATCCCCTAATATATCCGTGTGTATAACCATCTGTTACAACTAAATCAATTAGTCCGTTAGCTTCAAAAGAAGTATTAACATCTTCTTTAATTTGTGCTAATGTAATTGCTGCACCATTGTTATCAGTTGTGTTAGTTGATACTGTTTGAATTAATCCTTGAAATCCGTTTGCATCACTTGATGTGTTACCATTAATTATTTCGTTTTCAAGTGCTTCATTCATACTTGCTGTTTTAATTCTTAAATCTTCAGCCATTAAGTTCATGAAACCTTCTGCACTTCTTTGTGCTGGACCAGTTACTCTACCAACTGCGTATAAATACTTAATTGTTCCTGTACCAATACTTGTTGTGTCAACTTGACTTGATAAGTTTGCGTCATCTGGACCCCATTCGGCACCAGCTTTTGCAGTAATTAAATTATAAACAATACTTCTTCCTCTTACTGCCCTTCTTGGTAATAACCTTACTAAAGGTGTTTCCCTAGCTGTTCTATCAATAATACTTGGGTCAACAAAAGGTGGCATCATACCATAACCTGTATAAGTTGAACCATAAGTTAATCCAACTGATGCTGCTTTGTTTACTCTATCTTTGAATATACTTTTTCCTATTTTTTTTAATGACTCGTCAGATGCTTGTTTTCCTAATCTAATACCTGGATAATACATTTCTTCTTCTGCGATTCCTGCTGCTCCAAATAATTTATCAAAGGCATAGCCCGCTTCTGCTGAGGACATTGTCATACTTCCGAAACTCATTGTAATCCTCCCAATTGTAACATTTTTTCAATTGTAATATCTTCTTCAACTACTATTTCTTTTACCTCAACAGTTGCTTTTAGGATAGATTTACTTTTGAAATCATTAAATTCTGATTTTAATTTTTCTAACTTTTCTTCTGCGTCTTTTAGAGATTTTTCTGTCTCTGTTTCTTCTACTACTTCAGGTTTTTTTTCAGGTTGTTTTTCTTCCAATTCCTTACGAAGTATAGAAAGTTGTTCATCTACTTCTTTTTGAGTATAAATCTTTTCTTCACTCATTTTAATTTCCTCCGAATTTTTTATTATATTATCATTTTCCTCTGATTTATTTAAACCAAAAGATTTTGCTATATGACCATAAGTTGCATTTCTATTTGACTGAATTGGAACCCATGTTGCTTCTACAAGTTCTGCTTTAGTCCACATTTTGTAAGATTTACCATTGATTTTTTTTTCAATACTCTCAGCTGGAATAGCACTAATAGAAATGCCCCACTGCAAACCTTTTGTAAATGCATAATCAATTTTCTTTTTAATCTCATTCGCTGATACACTTACTTCTTCAGGATAAAACCAGGGTCTTGCTGTTAATGCACTATTTTCTCCTTTTGAAATAACTTTTAAATTATCCCATCCACCAACTGCTTGCTCTGCTTTATTTTCGTGGTTAATTAATGCAGGGAGAGTCTTATTCATCGCCCAAGAGGAGAGTAACTCAGGACTCATAAGTTCTTCATCCCTATCAATAGAATTATCACTAAGAATTCCAACAAAATTACCATCTAAGTCTTTTGATATAGGCATCCAAAGCTTTACTAAATTATCACCCATATAATATAAAACACGATTAATAGTTTATAAATACAGAGTAAAGAATTATTCTAATACCGCAGTTATGTGTGATCTACAAGAAATGTGACTGGGAGGAGCATAGTATTCTTTTTTAGTCTTAGGGTCAACAAAAAAACCCTTAACATCTACAACCTGTCCGTCTAATCTTTTGCACTCGTCTGAAGTATTATCATCTATTACACTATCCCATCTTTTTTTCATAGGAATCCCTGTGTCATTATATGCTTTGTTTCTTGAAAGATTATATATTCTTGTAGTTTCTGTTCTTGCGATTTTCATTGCTCTGCCTTCTGTTGTAGCAGTGCCAGTATATTTTTTGAACTTATCTTTTATTTCTTCTTTTACTTTACTTACAGATTTCTTATCTTTTATTCCATCTTGAACTAACATAGTTATATCATTTTGAAGGTCTTTAGTAACCCCTTTAATTCCTTTCCAAGTCTTACCATCTATGAAGAAACCTTCTAATTGTCTGCTTGCTTCTGTTTCTGCTACTTGGTCAACATCTCCTGAAAATCCTATATCTATTTTTAATTCTGTTTCGGCGTCATTCATACCTAACTTCATTGTAGATTTAATTACCTTTTTAATAGAGCTTGTAAATCTAAGAGTATTAACAACACCAAACATTCTACTTAGGAAGTCTCCAAATGATTTATTTTTTAGTTCTTTAGATAGTTCGTTCTTTAAAGTTGCTTCTGTAAAGCTTAATATCTTAGTTTCCCATTGTTTAAATTTACCTGAAAGAAAGTCATCATATCTATCTACTTGTGGTAATTCTTCTAAGTCGCTTACTTCTTTTTTAAGTTGTTTTTTAGGTTCTTCTGGTTCTTTCTTTTCTTCGTCTTCTCTATCTTTCTTATCGGGAGTTCCTTCTTCTTTAGGAGTTTCTGTATGACCACCCATTTCAATATACTTTTCTTGTTGGTATAGACTCATGGGCTTATATCCCCATTCTACTTCTTCTTTTCCTCTTTCCCTTCTTAGTTCGTTTATAATTACAACACCATTCTTTAAATCTTCTGAATTTTGGTCATGCTTTATCTTCTCTGCTACATCATCTGTTATATTCCAAGTAAACTTAATCTTATCGTGTTTTACTAATTCAGGAATTATCTCTCTATTTATCTTATCTGATATTAAATTTAAATAAGGTTTTATAGCATTCTTAATAGTTATTCTCTCTTGAGATTCTCCTGTTGATTTATTCGAATTCTCGTAATATCCTACTTCTTGAGGACTTAAGCCGTATGCTGCGAATATTGTATGAAAGTACCATCTTTGACCATCTAACCATTCCATTTCTTTATTTGAACGAGCAAGGAAATCTACTTTTGCTTCAGAATTATGAAATAAAATCTTATGTGCCTTACCTTTTAAGTTTTTAAACCAGTCTGTTTTAAATCTATCCAGTGCTGTATCTTCCATAGGCACAGAAATCAACATTGAAGGTTCAGCATTATTTTGAAAGAACTCTTTATTAAATCTTGTAGATTGTATCATTAACTCTACTTCTTGTTGTATACTTTGCAATGGGCTGTTATGAACTACTATCTTGTTTGTTATAAAATTATGATTATCTTCTATTTCTAAATCATAAACAGTTCCAACTTTAGTTTTTAAGTTTGATATACTTGTAATTGGAATTAAACAACCACCTTCTTTAGATATTATCTTTAATGGTTTAGCCACCCAGTGTTTTGTATGTGTTTCACAATCTACTGCGATATACTCTTTTGTTAATTCCATTAAGGCTGATGTATTTGAGCCATTTATCCATAATCTATTTACATTTGTACTTGGTGGACATTGAATCTTACTTACTATCTTAAATTCATTTAATTTATTTATTAACATTTCACATTCTGTTTTATTAAAACTATCTGTGCAAAAAATAAATCCTTCTATTTCGTTCTTCTTTTCTTTTCTTTTGAATGTAAAAGAACCGTCATCCATCATCCAAGCGGCAATACTTAAGGGTGTTAGATTATTTACCCATTCTTTAGTTATTGCTTTTTTGTAATCTGGATAAGTATTTCTCCTAATCTCATCTAAACAAGGGTCTACTTTAGAATGTAGTTTAATATGTTTATATATTCTGTCAGGATAATGTGGACTTGGAGCAACACATTCATATCTTGTTAAATCTAAATTAAAGAATGATTGTTCTATCCAATCAATATACTCTTTTCTTATTATACTCTGTGCGTGTCTTAATGAAGGATAACCTCTGTTTCGTTTACAGTTTAACTTACAGTCACCCAATAAAGAACCATATAAATACTCTTTTTGTTCTTTTGAAAGAGTCTTACCTCTAACAACA